CCTCAAATCCGACTACCTGAAGGACGGGCAGATTTTCGTCACCGGACGATATGGTCTGCTCCGCTATAAGGCGGTCGGCTACCCACTTAGACACCCCAATATCAATTACTAGGAGGTATGACCTATGGCAACGAAAAACGCTGCTGCTGACACTGTGCAGGCCCCTGCTGAGGCCGAGTACACCGTCAGCGAGTTCGCAGCGAATTCCATGGCACTGTTTGGCGCACGGAAAGAGTGCGTTGAAGCTGCCATGAAGTCCGCAAATATCAAGAGCTGCCCTCTCTCCAAGGCAAAGGAGATCGTGGCAGCCTTTATGAGCAAGGAGGTCAAATAATATGGCTGGAAGCTATACCCCCGGCGAGAAGAAGGTTCGCCCCGGTGCGTATTACCACATCGGCAAGACTGGCACCGGCGATACGGCTGGTGCAGTGAGCGGCGTGACCGCCGTTCTGTTCCGCGCAGACTTTGGCCCTCTCGGTGCTGCCGTTGAGCTGTCCTCTGATGAGGACTATACGGACACCTTTGGCGATGCTCTGACTACCGATGCCATTGCTCAGGCTGTGGCTGGTGGCGCAAAGACCATCGTTGCGGTTCGCGTTGGCACTGGCGGCACTGCCGCAACCATCGACCTGAAGAGTAGCGGCGAAAGCCCTGCTGCCGCCGTTACCCTGACCGCGAAATACCCCGGTGCAAAGCCCCTGACCTGCACCGTCCGCAAGACGCTGGCTGATGAGAGCGTCAAGGAGTGCATCATCTATTCCGGCACCAAACAGGTGGAGAAGGTGGAGTTTGAGGCCGGTGCTGGCGAGGCTAGCGCACTGGTCGAGGCCTTTGCCGCTTCCAAGAACTTCATCGCCACTGCCAAGACCGGCCAGACCGCCAAGGAGCTGGCAGATGTATCTCAGACCCTGTTTACGGCCGGCACGAATCCCACCGTCAACAACGGTGCGTATTCTGATGCTCTGGAGCTGGTGGAGCCTTTCGAGATCAATACCCTGTGCGTGGACACTGAGGACAACGCCGTGCATCTGCTGGTGCAGTCCTTCATGTCCCGCATGATGGATGTCGGCAGCCTGATGACTGCGGTTGTTGCCGAGAAAAAGGACGCTGCTCTTGATGACCGCATGGCCCATGCCGCTGCTTTCAATGACGAGCGTATGATGTACGTTCTGAATGCCTCCGCACAGTATGGCGATACCGTGCTGGATGGCTACCAGACCGCCGCCCGGCTGGCCGGTCTGATTGGTGCGACTTCCGCAAGCTCCTCCCTGACCCACACCGTTATCAACGGCTTCTCTGGTCTGGGCGAGCCTCTGTCCAACACTCAGATCATTAAGGCCGAAAAGAAGGGCTGCATCGTGCTGAGCATGAACAAGTCCGGCCAGGTCTGGATTGACAGCGCAATCAATACCCTTGTCACCCCGCCTGCTGACCGTGACGAGGGCTGGAAGAAGATTCGCCGTACCAAGACCCGCTACGAGCTGATTCGCCGCTGCAATACCACCAACGACAACATGGTTGGTAAGGTTGACAACGATAATGCTGGCCGTGCTGCCATTATCAGTGCCCTGCAGACCATTGTCGATGAGATGGTGGCCGAGAGCAAGCTGGTTTCCGGCACCGTTGCTCTGAACCCTGCGTATATCCCCAACGGTGACAGCGCATGGTTCCAGATTGATGTTATCGACAAGGATTCTGCCGAGCACATCTACACCGACTTCCTGTTCCGTTTCGCAACCACGGACAGCGAGTGAGAGGAGGAAATCTAAATGCGTAACACTTCTTCTGCGAGCGATTCCCGCCGCACCCGTTCTGGCAAGGACGCTTCTGTCTATAACGAGAACGGCGTGATGGTGGCGTATATCGAAACCTTCAAATCCACTGTGAACTTCGCCAACTCCAAGTACAAGGTGCTGGGCGATATGCAGGAACACGCTACCCCCGGTAGCTATACCGTCACCCTGAGCTTCTCTGCCATCACCATTATGAGCGAGGAGTTCTTCACCGATGTGATGGCGGCCATGGAAATCGGCGAATCTCCCCGCTGGAACATTCAGGGTGCTCTGGGTGGCCGCGATGGCGATGAGGAGCGCGTCATGTACCGTGACGTTCTGCCTGATGGCGATATCGACATCCAGAACTACACCGTGGGCGATACCATCAAGCGGCAGTTCAACTGCTTCGTCAACAAGCCCCCGAAGCTGGCAAGCCTGCTGGCCGCGTAAGGCTGCATAACCTGATACCCGTTCCGTAACCCGCATGAGGGGAGGCAATGAGCTTCCCCTCATGTTTATTTTTATATTATGACAAGGAGACATTTACGATGGCTGATTTTAAGAAAGGCGTTTCCCTTATGACTGATACTTCCGAAGCTGCTGTGCCTGAGGTCGATGATACCGAGTACACCGAGGATGAGGCCAAGAGCGTTGTCAAGGCCAATGAGGAGAACTTTATTCAGGGCCTGATTGGTGCCGCTGGTTTTGCCAACGAAACCCAGCGCATTGAGATTGTCCGCTCTGGCAAGCTGCTCTTTGCTTTTAACATCCACCCTCTGACTGCCACTGAATATAACGACTGCAAGGAGAAGCACACCAAGTATGTCCGCAGCAGGCAGCTGGGTATGAAGCTGCCTGAAACCACCTACAGCGTGAAGTACCGTTCTGAGATCATCTATCAGGCAACCACCGAAGATGACCGCAAGAAGCTGTGGGGCAACAAGGCCATCTGGAATGCTCTGCTTGCACAGGGTCTCCAGATTAT